GGAGGTCGAGTCCGGTAAATTCGTTTCCCAAGAGTCGCAGCGGGCCGATGGACAGAAGCTGGGGCTTGTCTTGCAAGGGATGCTCCTGAAAATGTCGGGCGACCTAACTCCGATCTTGGCTGGCCGATCGGCCGGCGAGGTGAAAAAAGCGATCGACAAATACGCCCGCGAGAAGCTGGTCGAACTTTCCCAATATGCGCCCGACACCCTACCTTGATGGATTCCGGCTAGGTGTTCGCCCGCCGCCTGAGATGCCGCTCCGCGAGTGGGTATCCGAAAATGTTTACCTGCCGAACTCCCCCGAGGGGGCGCGGTATTCTCTCGATGCAGTCCCCGCTCACGGCATCATTTTCGACTGGCTGGAAGACAGCAACGTCAGGGAAATCGCTGTCCTTGCTTGCGTTGGCTTTGGCAAGACCGCCATCCTCGAATCTTGGTGCACCCGGATCGTCGCCGTCGAGCCCGGCGACACGCTCGTCATCGGGCAGACAACGGACATGGTGAAGGACTGGATGGAAAGCCGCATGAGGAAAGTCTGGCAGACCTCGCCGTTGACCCGCGATTACATCCCGACCGGCCCCGAGCGGTCGAACTGGAAAAAGGATTCCGTAATCTTCCGGCACATGAATTTCTTCGCGGGCGCCGCCAACGTCACCGACTTGCAGGAAAAGAGCATGGTCAACACCGCTGGAGATGAGTGCTGGCGCTGGGATGAAGGCATGATCGGCTTCCTGCTCAAGCGCCACCACGGGCGATGGAACCGCAAGAATCTGCTGATGTCCCAGGGCGGCACCGAGGGCACCGAGTGGCACAAGCACGCGAAGGACGGCAAGTGGCATGAGTTGGAACACATTTGCCCATCATGCTCAACCGGCTCTGTTTTCGATTGGGCAAACTTCCAATACGCCACGATCCGCGACGGCAACGAGGAGTTGGATTGGCCCGCAATTTTCGAGACGGTCCGGTTGAAATGCCCGCATTGCGGAGTCGATTTCGAGGACACCGAATACAACCGCCGCCAGTGGGCGAAGTGCCGGCCGGCATGGGACGAGGGGCGCTTTATGCCCGAGCGCATGACCGTGCGGGCGACGTTTATGACCGTGTGGCGCTACCGGTGGAGCGACATCGTAAAAGAGTGGATCATTGCCAACGAGGAAAAGAAGCAAGGCCAGCTTGAGAAGTTGGAGCAGGTAATCACCCAGCGTTTCGCGTCGTTCTGGGCACCCCCAGCAGACGCCCCTGCGCTCCTCGCCAGCGGCGACCCCTACTCCAAAAAAGAGTATCACGAGGGGGGAAAATGGGAGCTTGAGGATTTTCGCTTCCTTTGCGCCGACGTCCAAAAGGGGCACTTGTGGGCTGCCGTGCGATCATGGAAAATCGGCGGGGCATCGCGCCTATTATGGGAGGGGCGGCTAGAGACATGGGACAATCTGCGATACATTCAAGAGCGATTCGGCGTGGAAAACCGATGTGTTTTCGTCGATTGCGGGTACCAGCAAGAGCAGGTTGCAGCGGAGGCGCTAAGGTCGATGACGGCAACCGACCCGCGGCCGTGGAACCTGACAAAAGGTTTCGAGGTCGACGGCTACATGAAGAAATTCGGGGAAAAGCGATACCTGCGGATTTTCGGGGATTACGTGAATTGCCTTAGCTCAACCGGGCAATCCTACCAACTCATCCCGTTTTCCAACCTGCTCGCCAAGGACAGGCTAACTGCGCTCATGGGTAGCGGTGAGTTTGGCGTGCCGGTCGATGCGTCGAAAAATTATCACGCGCAGATGCAAAACGAGCGCAAAAGGGAGGTGAAACCCGGATTCTGGCGCTGGGAACCAGTGCGGCACGCGGCGCCGAACCACTTGTGGGATACCGAGGTTATCGGCATCGTCGCCGCCTGTATTTTCAAGGTTTTGGTTGCAATGCAAGAAGTCAAATCCTAGCGACTTTGACACCGCCCCCGTTTCAATGGCAGCCGACATTTTATCGCTAGCGCAGGACTTTTACGACGGCGCAATTGACGACGCGACGGAGCGTGCTGCGCTGATTACCGACAGCAAGACGCTGCGGGCTGCCGTGCGGCAAGGGACACAGACCGGAACCATCATCAGCGCGTCGAAAAACGGCGTCAACTACGCCACGCGCCCGGAATTTACCATCAGCGAGCGGCTCAAAGCGATGAGCTGGGCAATTCAAGGGCTCAACGCAAAAACCCGCCCATCCTCGCGGTCCTTCGCTCGGTTCTGACGATCATGGCCAGCATTATCCTCGACCAGAACGGAAAACCCTACGCATCGCGCAGGCCAGCAAGGGCAGCCGATACTCATACCGGATCGCGCCCGTATGAGTCGATCGAGATGAAGGACATCGGCGAGTTGGTGCCATCGTGGGACCGCAAAACCATCGTCTCAGCATCTCGCAAGCTCTACCTCAACGAAGAGGTCTTAAAAGGCGCGATTGAGCAAAAATCCATGTACGCCGTGGGTCGCGCATGGCTCCCGCGCTTCACCGGCAGCGACAAGGCATTCGGGGATGCTGCGACCAAGTGGCTGTCCGAAGAATGGTATGCTCTTTGCGACATCCGAGGCACGCAATACGATTTCACAACCACGCTCTACACCACGTCGAACGCCATCGACCGCGACGGCGAGGGCTGGGAGTTGCTCACCGAGGACAAAACCGGCTATCCGCGAGTCCAGCAGATTCCAGCGCACCGCGTTGGCAATAGCTACGGCATGAGCGGCGGGGTTATCAAACAGGGGCCATACCGCAACGCCACCGTCAAGGACGGCATTGCCTACAACCGACTAGGGCAGCCGGTGGCAGCGTCGGTCCTGAGTGACGACCTGAAGGCAGAAACGTGGGTTTCCTTCCGCAACCTCATTCACAATTTCGACCCATCCTGGCAGGAACAGGGGCGCGGCTTGCCTGCATTCACGGCATCGCTAAACTCCCTCCGAGACATGATGCAATCCCATGAGTGGGAGCGTCACGCGCTACTCATGGCCAGTGCAATCGGGTTGATTGAGCGCAACGAAACCGGAGGGCCGGACATGGGTGACCCCGGATCAGTGCTAACTGGAGACGCGGCAGATGCCGAATGCAATTCCGGCGTCACAGTTGAAAATTTCAGCGGCGGAATGATGAAATATTTCCGAGCGAATAGCGGCGGGGGCATTGAGCAGATGAAAAACACGCGGCCCGGCCCCGAGTGGGAATCGTTCCACGATCGAATCATCCGCGCTGCCCTAGCCGGCGTGAACTGGCCTTACGCGATGGTATGGAAAGCCAGCGGCCAAGGCACCGCAGAACGCCACGAAATCGCCAAAGCTCAACGGGCCATCGAGGACCGGCAGGAGATCCTGAAAAAAAGCGCCCGCCGCAAAATCAGCTATGCTGTTTCCAAGGCGATGAAATTAGGCATCCTCCCCGAATCCGCCGACTGGTGGCGCTGGGAGTTTACGATGCCTCAGAAGCTGACCATCGACGACGGGCGAGTTGCCAAAGAGATGGAATCAGCATGGAAGGGCGGATGGATGAATCATGCCGACATCCTTGGCGCTTACGGCAAAACGCCGGAACAGCATTACGAGGAGCGAGCGCAGGAGGTGTATTTACGCAAGCAAGCCGCGATCCGCTGGAGCCGCGATGGAATCACGATTGAAGACCGAGAGATGGCCATGCTCACGCCCAACGACATGAGCGAGGAGCAAATGAGCGCGGGCAAAAAGGAACCTGTAAAAACTGACGAAGATGAATTTACTGACGATTGAAAACAAGGCGGGCAAAGTCCGCTTGAACGAGTCGGTCAATCCCGATTCCATGACCCGCTTGATTGATGAGATCGGGCTAGTGTTTGGGGCGAAAGCCGCCGAGAACGGGGCGGATTTTGGCGAGATTACCAACTGCATCGAAAATGCCGCCGACACGCTGGATCTGGAGATACACAGCCCAGGCGGGAGCGTGCTGGATGGATACAAGCTCTATCACGCCTTGCTAGAGCTTCGCGGGCGCGGCGTTTACGTCACTGCCACCATCAACAGCCTCGCCGCCAGCATGGCGTCTGTAATCGCGATGGCTGCCGACAAAATCCGCATGGTCAAGGGTGGGCGGATGATGATCCACGAAGCCTCCCAGGTTCTTGGCGGCAACGCTGAAGACTTTGCCCGCGCCTCGAAACTGCTCGACGAAATCAGCGGCGAGATTGCCGACATTTACGCGGGACGCACCGGCGGCGATGCGGGCGAGATTCGCGAGTTGATGAAGAAGGAGACTTGGATGGGCGCGGATGAGGCAATCAAGCGCAACTTCATCGACGAAATCGCCGGCGGGAAATTTGACACCGCAAAGAAGGGCAAGAGCATGAATATTCTCGACCGCCTCACGTCCCCTGCCAGCGCCGAAGCATTGGCGGAAATCGACACCTTGAAAGCCGAGGTGACCGCCCGCGAAAGCGAGGTTTCGGAGCTTTCCAACAAGGTTTCCGTCGCGGAGGCCGCATTGCAGGAAGCCGCGACTGAAGCGGTTGAAATCCGCAACAAGCTGGCAACTGCTGAAGGCGAAGTTGAAACCCTCAAGGCTGAAGTTGCCAAGATTCCCGACCTTGAAGCCGCCGCCAAGCTGACCGCCGAAAGGGTTTCGATTGAAGCATCACGGCAACTCGCGGCTTCCGGCCATCCCGCGCCAATTGAAGGCATCGAGGACAAGGAAGCGCAAAACACCATCCCCCGCGCTCAATTTAACGCCCTCTCGCAACGCAAGCGAAATGAACACATCCGCAACGGCGGAAAGCTCACCGACTAACAACCTCTTCACACTCTAAATTTCGACCATTATGCCAAACGACATCTCACTTACCGGACTCACTGAAATTCTCTACGTTGCCCGCGACCAAGTAGCGCGGGAGGCAACCGGATTTGCGCAAGGCGTCGTCGTCAACGGCGGCACTGACGGCGCTTCCGCCGGCGGCACCGTGACCTCCATGCGCTCTACGGAACCAACGCTGGAGACCACCTACACCCCAGGCATGACGCCGCCCGATGCTGCCGACATCACGACCTCGACGGAGTCGCTCGTCCTTAGCTCTTACGCCGGTTCGAGCATCCCGCTCAAGGGCGAGCAGTTCTTGCAACTTTCAAACACCGTTGGAGCTGAGCTTGCGTTGCAATCGCTCTACGCGCAGGCCATGCGCAAGATCCGGAACACCATCGAAGCCGCCATCGGCGCCGCCGCCTATCAGGGTGCTAGCCGCGCCACGGGAGCAGCCGGGACCGCGCCTTTTGTTAGCAATTTCAACACGATCAACGAGCTCCGCCAGATCCTTGAAGATAACGGTTGCCCGGTTGATGACGGGATGCTGTCGCTGGCAATCTCGACGACCGCGGGAACCAACCTCCGCAACCTCTCGACGCTGACCAAAGCGAACGAGGCTGGCACTGACGCCACCCTTCGTCGCGGCGAACTGCTCAACGTTTCCGGCTTCTCGGTCCGCACCAGCGCAGGCGTGCAAGTTCATACCAAGGGCCTGGGCGCTTCCTACCTAATCAACAACGGTGCTATCACCGTTGGCTCGACCACCATCTCGGTTGACGGAGGCACCGTCAACGGCACCGGATTCAAGGCTGGCGACATCATCACGGTTGCGGACGACCCATCCGCTGGCAAATATGTCGTGAAGACGGGGCTTACCGCTACCGCTGGCAACATCATCATCAATCATCCCGGCCTTCGCGGCGCGATTGTTGATGGTAAGGCGGTCACGATCGGCAACAGCTACACCGCTAACGTGGGCTGGCACAAATCCGCCATTGAACTCGCCATGCGCCCGCCATCTCAACCACCCGGCGGCGACGCGGGCGAGGAGATCGCCACGATGTTCGACGAGGAAACCGGCCTTTCCTTCTCCGCACGCCTCTACAAAGGCTACGGCATGAACCAGATCAAAATCATGTGCTTCTACGGCGTCAAGGTCTGGAAACCTGAGTTCGTGGCAACCCTGATGGGCTAATCCTCCCCGCGCTAATTGCGTGCTGTTCATCGCCCCGCCCTCGAAAGGGGGCGGGGTTTCCTTTTAAGAGAAATGAGCTTGCTAGATACATTTTTGAACGGGTTGCATTCCGTGGTTGATGCCACGATGGGCACGAAAACCATGGTATGCGATGGCCAGACATTTTCGGTGGTCTGGGACGACTACAGCAGCGACTCGACCGGCGCTCTAGGCGGGCTTGAGCCGGAAGTTCAGGCGATGGCAACCGCGCAGGTTCCCGACGTTGCGAACCCTGCCGCACTCAAGGGCAAGCGTTGCACCGTGGGAGGCGTTGAGTTCCGAATTTACCAAGTGCGGATTGGCAATGTGGCGATCCGTTTTGACCTCTGCGACCCCAACGAAAGCAAATGATCCGCGTATCCCTAGACCGCAACAGCCTAGCCGCTACCCGCCGACTCATCCGCGAGTATGAGCGCAAAGTCGGGCGGGCAAGCGGCGACTCAATCATTGCCATCGCCCGCGAGGCATCCCGGCAGGCCGCGCAGAAATGCCCGCCGTTTGGCTTGACCGAAAAGACCGGCGACAAGTTCAAGGGCTCGATTGCCAAGCAGGTTTCGCGAGCTGTTAGGCACGCCAACGTGACCGGCCTGCAAGGCAACGCCGCGAGCGTCCACGCGGCAAAGCGGAACAATCGTGGGCAGGTCCCGAAGGGCATCAGGGACGATGGCGGATTCCGCCGCGATCCGATTGCCGTGGGTGACCGCGAGCGACTCATCCGTGAGAAGCAAGCAGCCGCAGGCATCGTCAAAGGCGCGTGGATACACGCTGGAAGCCTCCTGGGGCGCGTTACCTCGCCCATTGCGGGACGACGCCGCGCAATCGTCGGCCGATGGATTCTGCGGCACCTCTCGCGTGGCAAGGCGGAGGTGGCAAGGCGCGGGATGAATACCGTCGTGACCCTCACGAACACCGTGCGATGGGCCGGCAGCATCCAGACTCAGGCAATGCTCAACTCAGCAACGAAAGCCGCTTTCAAAGGCGTGGAGAAAGAAATGCAACGCGTCCTTGACGCAATCCGACCATGACAACCGACAAGCTAACAAACGCCCTCATTGCCATTCTGGAGCCCGTGAAACCGGATGCATCCATAACCGTTGTTGATGCTCGCGGGCTAACCGAAATCGACCTGCCAACCATCGTGGTGGACGTCGCCGACGCCGAGCGGCATTCGCTGGCTCTTCCCGGCGTCATGCGATGCCAAGTTGAAATCACGCTCCGGGTGCATAGCGGCGACGGCAGCTCGCGCGCCACACTCAAGACATGGGCGGATGCCATCGAGCAGGCGCTAAACGGCACGGCGATAGTCCGCGACGCCATCTCATCCAGCGGGCTGGGCATCCGCTGCGACTATTTCCAAATGGACGGCGGGACCACGCGCTGGGACGAAACGACCTTTGAGGTGCAATTCAACTGCGAGTGCCTAGTGAGTCGGACAAGCTGAATTTGACATGCTGCTAAGGGCATGACGAGTTTCGGCACAACCACCGGCGTTTTCGGGATCGCCGCG